CGGTAATGTGTCTAAAGGGAACGTTCAAACAAAAGCAGATGTGGAAGAGAAAGTATCGGACTCAACTCCGTACTAAATAGATAAAGGGCCCATTGGTCTTGGATGCTATGCGCGGCAGCGTTAGGAATAATTCCGGGTGAGACCTACCGGAAGCCCTTTACAAATTAAAAAGAAATGATAATGGATAAATTCAAATCAATATTTTCAGGATTAGAAATCGCTTATGGACAATACCAACCCGGGGAGCGAGGAGAGAACGGAAAACAAAAAGGTAAGGCTTTTATTTGTCGCCGGGACGTTACCGACGATTTATGGATCAACCATCTCAAAGGAAAAGGCCCGGCACTTGGTATCATCCCTATTACACAAAACAATGATTGTAGGTGGGGCTGCATTGATATTGACGAATATAACTTTAATCATCTGGAGCTCATACAAAGTATTCGTAAACTTAATCTCCCATTAATAGTTTGCCGTAGTAAATCAGGCGGCGCACACGTATTTTTATTTACTAAAAAAAATATTTCTGCATCTTTGATGCAATCAAAATTAAAACAAATGGCTATCATACTTGGGTATGAAGGGTCAGAAATTTTTCCAAAACAAACTGAAATACTTGTGGAACGTGGGGACACAGGTAATTTTTTAAACTTACCCTACTACAATGAAATGAAAGGATTGCGTTATGCTTTCAACGATAATGGCTCCAGTTGTACACTTGAGGAATTTTATAAGCTCTATGATCTTTACTCTTGCACAGAAGAAGACTTACAAAATATTAAAACAGAAGAAAAAAAAATAGAAGAAGCTTTTCCTGGTGGTCCTCCGTGTTTAAATAAACTTGCATCAACAGGTTTTGGTGAGGGCTCCAGGAACAATGCATTATTTAATATCGCAGTATACTATAAACAATCACATCCAGATTCTTGGGAAGATGAAATTGTAAAAGCAAATCAAAAATTTATGGAACCTTCATTGAGTAATAACGAGGTGCAGCAATTAATTAAATCAGTAAACAGAAAAGGCTATGATAAATATAGATGCAAAGATGCACCTATCAATGCAGTATGTCAAGCAGGTTTGTGTAGAACTAAAAGATTTGGTGTTGGATACGGAGAGGAAGAGATGCCAGTATTAGGTAGTCTTACAAAGTATGCATCAAAACCTCCTGAGTGGTTTTTAGATGTAGATAAAAAAAGAATACAATTAAAATCAGAACAACTTTACAGTCCAAATTTATTTGCATTAGCATGTTTAGATCAAGCAAATTTAATTGTGCCAATACCTAAACCAAAAGATTGGAAACAACATTTTCTTAAACCTATGATGGATGGACTACAGGAAGTAGAACCATTAGAGTCTTTGAATCCTGTAAATGAATTAACTAACTTACTACAAGACTGGACAACGAATAGACAATCAGCAAGAACTTGGGATGATGTATTTAATAAACTACCATACACAGATGAGAAAAGGGAGTTTACATATTTTAGAATGGAAGACTTTTACAATTTTTGTAAAAGAAATCATTGGGAAAAAGATAAAAACCAAACAGGTAATTTAATAAAACAACTAGATGTATTTGTAGGAGAAGAAAGAATTAGAATTAAAAAACAACAACCAAGATTAATTAAAATAAAAACAATGAAACAAACAGAAGCTTCTGTGTCTAAAGTTCCATACTTAGAAGAAAACTTCTAATGTTTGACAGAGACGTAGGACCTAATTGGCATTTAAGGTTTCGTTTAAAAATAGAGAAGCTACAAAAAGAAAACGAATATTTAAAAATGAAAAATAGATTATTAAAAAGAAAAATAAAAAAATATGAAAACAATAATATTAGGACCACCAGGGACAGGAAAAACAACGACGCTGTTGAATCTAGTAGATGAGTTTATTCAAGACGGAGTAAGACCAAAACAGATAGGTTATTTTTCTTTCACAAAGAAGGCAGCAACAGAAGCAGCCACAAGAGCTGCTGAAAAGTTTGGCCTGGACATAGATAATGATCTTGCATTTTTTAGAACGCTGCACTCTTATGCATTTAATCAATTAGGAATGACAAAAGAAAAAATGTTAGGACCAGATGATTACAAAGAGTTTGGTGAGAAATGTGGTATCCCAATTAAAGTTGCAAAGTTTTCTGATAGTGATGGCACGTTTAATTCTGACAATGAGTATCTTACAATCATAAATACAGCTGCAGTCAAACGTATGGATCTGTTGGAGTATTATGATTCAAGACAAAACATATTAGACATAGAACGTAATACATTATTTTTATTAGCAGAAGAATTAAATAGATTTAAAAAAGAAAAAGGACTCAAAGACTTTAATGATTTGTTAGAAGATTTTATTAAAAAAGAAAAAACAAATAGTTTTAAAGTTTTATTTATAGACGAAGCACAAGACTTATCTCTGCTGCAATGGGAAATGGTAAGAAAGATTTGGAGCAATGCAGAAAAAACTTACATAGCAGGTGATGATGACCAGGCTATATTTAAATGGGCCGGTGCAGATGTAGATCATTTCATTGCACTCAAAGAAGAAGTTGATGACATAAAAACTTTAGATCAATCTTATCGTATACCAGGTGGACCTATACACGAGCTCTCTCAAAAAATTATTGGTCAAGTACAAAACAGATTTGATAAATCATACAGACCTAGAGAAGAACACGGTGCACTAAAAAGATATTCTGATATTACACAAGTTGATATGAGCGAGGGTAATTGGTTGGTATTATCTTCTGCAAATCATTTTTTAGATTCTGTAAAAGAGGTTTGTGAATTACGTGGTTGGTATTACCAATACAAAGGACGCAACTCTATACCTTTAAAATTATTATTAGCACTAAACAATTGGGAAGCTTGGCGTAAAGGTGGATTACTAAATCACCTGGAGATAAAAAATATTTATGAGTATCTTGGATCTAATGTATTAGAAGGATTTAGAAAAGGTAAAACATTACACTCTGAAGATAAGTATACATTAAAAGAATGTGAAGATAGTCATGGATTGATCATTGATAAAGTCTGGTTTGAATCTTTTGAAGGACTAGATCCTATCACTGAGAACTACATTCGTAACATGAGGGCGAATGGTGAAACGTTAAATAAAAATCCTCGTATAACAATGTCAACAATACACGGAGCGAAAGGAGGAGAAGCTGACAAAGTTTTATTGATGCAAGACATAACAAACGCAGCTCTTGAAACATTTAGTTATGAC